GCTTGGCTCCCGCCTAATATATCTAAACCACCGCCTAATACGGTACCGGCCATACCGGCAATGCCTTTAAAAGCATCACCGGCTGTAATACCTAAAGCGTTTCCAATTGACCCAAACATATTAGAAATGATCAATTAAGCCAGGTACGCTGTACATAGGCATTGGTCGTGCTTTTTTACAATCGAAAAAACTATCAAAAATAAACTGTTTGCCGTTTGCTGCAGCACCTACGGCAACAATACGATCAACTGGTGGTGTATCTTGAATAAACGTAGTATTTAGCGTTGGCAGCGTTGTAAACTTTTGTGCCAAATGCCAATTATCTATAGTTCCTGATGCAGTACTTCTGAACAATCCGGAAATACGGCTTGGGTAATATCGATACTCAGCCCAACGCTCTTGATAACCAAAAACACCATCATCGTTAGCATCACCACGTGCATAAATTTCCTTATTAAGAACCGCTTGTTCACCAAGCGTAGCAAATGCTGGGAAATAAAAATCATAACGTGTTGATCTTGACCACATACGTGCAAGACCTTGCTGATACGTTAAATCGGCACGAACACTTACTAAACCAATAATTACACCGTGTTCAGTAGCCGAATAAGTAAAGCCGTGATTATGAGCCAAGGCAGTACCCATAGCAGCAAGTGTACCCAGAGGGGTAGTAGTTCCAGAAGCTGACGTACCTGATGTTTGAGCGATCGGATTAATATTGATATTGGACGACCCACCTCCGATGTATTCGGGACGCTGGAGGCGAGCATCAGGAGAAATAACACCAAAATGTGCGCGAATAATTTCAGTATAACGAGTACCACCACGAGCATCCCTTTCAAGCAATTTTTGAATTTGAAAAGACTGACGCAACTGATTAATCGTTGCAGCAGTAGCTGTAGATAAATCTGCATACAAATTTGCTACAAACTCATCGTTAACAATTCCAGTATTAACACCATAAGTATCACCATAGCGCATTTGAGCTTGAGAAGCTGTAGTCTCACGCAGTACAGTGAATTTATTATCTCCGGGTCCACCACCCGAGATTTGATCATACTTAATTGGTGCTGTAGAACCTAATGGTAAAGTTACTGAAGCTCCTTTTTGAGGCCATGGAAGTGAACTAGTAAAGTAATCTTTTCGCTTACCGCGTCGTAAAAGTGTGTAATTGGTGACGGTGTCAGGACCATCACCAGTATCAACAACCACACTATTTTGTAAATTTTCATCTCTAAACCATTCATTCCAAATTAAATTATAAGCACGAGGCCAAAATGCACAGTGGGATACCGTTCCAGTATTGGACACCTGTCCCACTGTAGGTAAACCCATATAATCCTGTAAAGAACCAATAGCGTATCCACCAGCTGGTGATACTTGCTGAGGTACAACATACGAAATCGAATCATTAGGATTCGTTTGTTGACCCATAAATTTTTGCCAATTGTCCCAAATCAAACGATTTGGTACAAAGAAAAAGAAACTATCCAAATGCATGTTGTCCATGATTGGATTAATTGGAGTACTAAGACGGGCAAATGCCGTCATATTCAACCGAAATGTATCACCGGGTAGCATCTCATCTACATACACTGGCACTAAATAACCAGCATCAAACGTTGTTTTATGAGTACTTTGACAATCAAATGATGACCGAGGTATATCGGCCTTTGGAATCATCGTAAATTGATGAATATCTACAGATTGATTACGGTGCATTTTATCGGGCTCCTAGGCTAATTCCGCCCCAGCTTACGCTGAGGCGGCTTGTTTTCATTCCTGAATCTTAACTTGTTTACCCAAGGATAACAACTTGGGTGCATCATGTAAAGCAAAAAGACCAGTATTGTCATCAAATTCACCCAACTCATATAAATCAAAATCGTCTGGGTGATTAAATAATTGATTATCTGGATCTTTTCTGTTTACTTCGTCTGAGAAACTACGAATAGCAACTCCTACAGACGGTACAAACATTGGTCGACCGTACGCATCAGCGGCACGATCTTTAACAGAACATAATACTAATTTCATGTGAGGCTCCTAAGTGAGGTTACGTTTTAACTTTTGAAGTTTTGCTTTGGCTACTTGCTCTTTTACAGCAAGTCTTTCCAAAGTATTGTCTTCGTGCCTAAGTTTAGCACTTTTTTCTCGAATGTAAAGCAGTTCGTCAAATTCATATGGATTATCTATTTTATATTTTTTATCATAATATTTTGGGGGTTTGACTTTTTTTCCACGAACTACAACATAGTCGTGTGGATATACATCGGCAGTATATTGCTTGTACCATTCGAACCCTATACCGGGTTTTAATGACATCTTCGTAAACTCAGGTGTCCTATTAGTAATTTCCCCAGTATCTGGGTCAATTTCTTGATAATGCTGTGCAGCATTTTTACCCGTAACCTTCTTCATAATGTATCGAGCCACGTAGGCCGCTGACTCGAAAGTAACACGTCCAATGGTGGAATAACCATATGGCCAGAGTAATTCAAGGTCTGGGGATCGATATAAGAGAGAACCAGCGGCAGTCCGTTCCCATAATTTCTGATTAGGGAAATCGAATCCGAAGATACACGCATGCCAATGCGGACGCCCAAAGTTTTCACCATATTCTCCAGCCATGTAATAACGTATTCTTCGTCCAGGATACCGTTTTCGTAATCTTTTAATAAAGAGCTGAAAGTCTCTATAGTGTAATGATCTATCGCTTGGGAGATGGTTATCGTCATAAGTGAGGGTTATAAAACAATTTTGCTCATGCATTTGTGATTCGTGCATGCAACGAATTGCCCACTGACGTGAGCGTTCTAACCTGCAGCCAATACATTGACCACAAGGTAAATTTAAAGATCGGGATATATCATGTCTTTTTAATTCAGAAAAGACAATCGATCCGTCTGTGCATTGATATGCACTTATTGGGTGATAACAGGGCATGTGAGGTGCCTGGGACTTTTTTAGAGTCTCCAGCCCCCACGTTGCGGAGCCTTAGACAAATTTGCACTTTTAGTGCGTCGTGCGTTCTTTCTAAAAGAACGAGCAGAACGACGTTTATTAACTGGTTTTCTATACATCATTTTTTAAGCTCCTTTTTTCATGCATTTGTGGGTTTGGTGTCACCTAGCACAGTTACATCAAGTAAAGTAACTGTGCTATGGCCTATTCGGCCACCTTTTCAGGGGTGTTTTTAGGCGCTTCTACGACTTCGGCAGCGCCTTTATCGACTAATCCCAGATCCTGGGCTTCCTGTCGATTATTCTCGTCCTCAAGGAACTCGATCAATTGTGATGGGTCGTTATTAAAACGAGCCCGAATTTGGGCTGGTAAGCCATCAAATTCATCTTGAGCCGCCATTACGCGGTTCAAGGCAGTATGGTAGTCACCAATACCAGTAAAATCGCCATAACGTGGCGATAATGGTCGTTCAGGTAATAAACCTGTAACGTTAAATTGACGAAGGATATTATTAATATCACATTCGTCTTTAAAATGCTGCTGAGCCAGGGATGGCTCCTCACAAGCCAAACCTGACTCATTAGATGCAGCATCTTTATCATAGTTGTATGGTGTACGTAAAAAAATAGCATTTTTACTCATTTATTACCTCCGGTATATTGTTGATATTTTTGCTTCGCCCAGTCTTTTCCAGACTTATATGATTTTTCAATTGTTGCATCAATTGCTTGTTTTCCTTTACTAAACATACGTTTAGTATCCCGATACCAAAATGGATCGGGTGATGGTGCAATATTCTCTGAAACGTTTTTAGTTTGAGCAGTTGTGAGTTTTTCTGAAGCCCTTAAATTACCAATTTCTTGGGTAATTTTCTCTAATAATTTTTCTAAATTTCTTTGTTGCTGCTGGTTTAACTTGGTATTCTCCAAGGTATAACCTATATCAGCAGCAGTTTTAATAGTATCGGCTTCAGTTTTTATGGTAGATGCAGTAGTTGCTTTTGTTGTTGCATCTTTTAAATCAAGCTCGGCATTATTCATGCTCATAGTTTGATAACCTTGTAATGCAGATCCAATAGCATTACCTATTTTTGCAGTGGACACCTGCCCCATAGCTCCACTTGGGGTACCCGCTCCACCTTGACTATATGCAAGCATTGGATTTAGTCCAGCTTTTTGCATATCCTCTACAGCAGTTTGATATTGGGTAGCACGCATGCGTTCTTGAAAATCCATTTGTCGACCAGCTTGTTCAGCACTGGCGACATTAGCAGCTTGTGCTATATCCCAATTCTTTTGGTTGGTTTGTTGTTGGCCTAAAAAGCCAAGCAAACCACCAGCTATTCCACCAAGAGATCCGCCAAACATATTAGAAATGATCGATTAAGCCAGGTACACTGTACATTGGCATTGGTCGTGCTTTTTTACAATCAAAAAAGCTATCAAAAATAAATTGTTGTCCGTTAGCTGATGCACCTACCGCTACAACACGACTCACTGGTGGTGTGTCTTGTATAAACGTTGAATTTAGCGTAGGTGTAGTAGTGAACTTTTGAGCAAGATGCCAGGCATCAATAGTTCCAGAAGCAGTAGAACGGAACAAACTTGAAATGCGGCTAGGATAATATCGGTATTCTGCCCAGCGTTCTTGATAGCCAAATACATCATCGTCCCCAGAAGTACCTGTAACATAAATTTCCTTATTTAGTACGGCTTGTTCGCCTAAGGTTGCAAATGCTGGGAAATAGAAATCATAACGTGTTGAACGACTCCACATACGTGATAGTCCTTGCTGATATGTTAAATCTGCACGTACAGAAACTAATCCAATAATTACACCGTGTTCAGTAGACGAGTAAGTAAAGCCATGGTTATGAGCCAAGGCAGTACCCATAGCAGCAAGTGTGCCCATAGGGGTAGTAGTTCCACTAGCATTAGTACCCGACGTTTGAGCGATCGGATTAATATTAATATTGGTTGATCCACCCCCGATGTACTCGGGACGCTGTAAGCGAGCATCAGGAGAAATAACACCAAAATGTGACCTAATAATTTCAGTATAACGAGTGCCTCCGCGTGCATCACGCTCAAGCAATTTTTGAATTTGGAACGACTGTCTAAGTTGATTAACAGTTGCAGCAGTTGCTTCAGAAAGATCAGCATATAATCGTCCAATTGGGTCAGTTACAGTACCAGCATTAGTACCTGCAGTCGATCCTGCAGTACTTACAGACTTCCAAGTTCCATCTGTATCTTGTATTGCTAGCTCGGCAGATGTGTTTCCATTTGAACGAATAGGTGCATTTGTACCTAATGGCAAAAGAACACTATCGCCTTTTTGTGGCCATGGTAAGGCACTTGTAAAATAATCTTTGCGTTTACCACGACGTAATAATGTGTAATTTGCTACTGTATCTGGTCCATCACCAGTATCTACTACAACAGAATTTTGAAGATTTTCATCCCTAAACCATTCGTTGTATATTAAATTGTATGCACGTGGCCAAAAAGCACAATGCGATACAGTATTTGCTCCCGTAACCTGACCGACAGTAGGCAAACCCATGTAATCTTGTAATGATCCTATAGCGTATCCACCAGCTGGTGATACTTGTTGGGGAACAACATAAGAAATCGAACTATCTGGGTTCGCTTGTTGTCCCATAAATTTTTGCCAATTTGACCATATAAGTCTATTGGGAACAAAAAAGAAGAATGAATCTAAATGCAGATTATCCATGATTGGATAAAGAGGTGTAGCCAAACGAGCAAATGCAGTCATATTTAGGCGAAATGTATCGCCTGGAAGCATTTCATCTACGTATACAGGTACGAGATATCCAGCATCGAATGTAGTTTTATGTGTTGATTGACAATCAAAGGATGACCGAGGAATATCGGCCTTTGGAATCATTGTAAATTGGTGTACATCTACAGATTGATTACGATGCATGTTTTTTAAGCTCCTATATTGTTCCGACCCAAAGATACAACCTTTGAGTCGGTTTGTTTAAATCATTCCTTAGGTATTTTTACCTGTTTTCCTAAGGATAGTAATTTTGGTTGTTCATGTAAAGCAAATAATCCAGTATTATCATCAAATTCGCCAAGCTCATATAAATCAAAGTCGTCGGGGTGATTAAATAACTGGTTATCCGCATCCTGGCGGTTAACTTCATCGCTAAAACTCCTAATTGCGACTCCTACAGATGGAACAAACATTGGGCGACCGTACGCATCCGCTGCTCGGTCTTTTACTGTACATAGTACTAATTTCATGAGGAATATCCTTAAGTGAGGTTACGTTTAAGTTTTTGAAGTTTTGCCTTTGCGACTTGCTCTTTTACAAGCAAGCGCTCAGGAGTATTATCTTCAACATGCAGTTTAGCAGACTTTTCTCGGAAGTAAAGTAGTTCGTCAAACTCATATGGTTGATCTATTTTATATTTTTTATCATAATATTTTGGGGGTTTGACTTTTTTTCCACGAATTACAACATAATCGTGAGGATACACATCGGAAGTGTATTGTTTATACCATTCGTAACCTATACCAGGCTTAAGGCTCATTTTCGTAAACTCGGGTTTACGAGTAGTGATTTCCCCTGATTCAGGGTCAATTTCTGTGTAATGTTCATTAGCGTTTTTTCCAGTTACCTTTTTCATAATGTATCTAGCCACGTAGGCTGCGGATTCGAAAGTAACATCTCCAATGGAGGAATAACCAAATGGCCAGAGTAATTCAAGGTCTTTGGATCTATATAAGAGACTATTAGCGGAAGTCCGTTTCCATAATTTCTTATCATCGAAATCGAGTCCGAAGATAC